CAAGAACAAAGTTCAAGTTCTTTATTTTAACTATAAAACTTACACTAATCAAACGTATAAAATTAAAGAGGTTGGTAGCGGCGCTGAAAAGGTTATAGAAAAAGACGACAGCTTTGATCCACCAATAGACAAAGAAGGTAACTTTAATAAACTACAAAAACAAATAGAATGCTTGTACGAAGGCGCTATTGTTGTTGGATCTAAAAAATTACTTAAGTGGGAGAAGGCTAAAAATATGCTTAGACCCAAAAGTGATTATAGTAAAGTTAAAATGAACTACTCTATAGTAGCTCCTAGAATGTACAATGGTAAAATTGAATCTTTAGTTAGCCGTATTACAGGTTTTGCTGATATGATTCAATTAACACACTTGAAGCTACAGCAAGTAATGTCACGTATGATACCTGATGGTATTTACCTTGACGCAGACGGATTGTCAGAAATAGACTTAGGTAATGGAACAAATTATAATCCGCAAGAAGCGTTAAATATGTTCTTCCAAACAGGTTCTATTATTGGTAGATCTTTTACAGGTGATGGAGACATGAACCCTGGTAAAGTGCCAATACAAGAAATATCTTCTAGCTCTGGTGGACAGAAAATGCAAAGTCTTATTCAGACTTACAACTATTATCTGCAAATGATACGTGATGTGACCGGGTTAAATGAAGCTAGAGACGGTTCAACGCCTGACGCTAATGCTTTAGTGGGTGTTCAGAAACTTGCTGCAGCTAATTCAAATACTGCTACTAAGCATATATTAGATTCAGGATTATTCTTGACAGCTGAGGTTGCTGAACAACTATCATTACGTATATCTGACATTATAGAGTACTCGCCGACTAGAGACGCATTTATACATGCTATTGGCGCTCATAATGTAGCTACACTTGAAGAGATGGGTGGATTACACTTATACGACTTCGGTATATTTATTAATCTAGCTCCAGATGAAGAGGAGAAAGCAATGCTTGAAAATAACATTCAAGTAGCTTTAGGTCAAGGCTTGATAGATTTAGACGATGCTATAGATATACGTGATATAAAAAACTTAAAACTTGCAAATCAATTATTAAAAATAAGAAGAAAGAAAAAGCAAGATAAAGATCAAAAAATGCAGCAAGAAAATATTCAAGCTCAATCACAAGCAAACGCTCAAGCTCAACAAGCTGCAGCTCAAGCTGAAGTACAAAAGAAAAAAGAACTTGTAGCTTCAGATATACAACTTGAACAAGCTAAAGCAGAAATGAAAACTAAGATACTTCAAGAAGAAGCTAAAGTTAAAAAGCAATTGATGGATCATGAGTTTGAGTTGCAAGTAAAAATGGCACAGATGACAGGTGGTCAATCTTTGTCAGAGGCTGAAAAGGAAGATAGAAAAGATAAGCGAGCTAAAATGCAAGCATCACAACAATCTGCACTTATAGATCAGCGTCAAAACAACAAACCACCTAAAAACTTTGAGTCATCAGGTAATGATATACTTGGTGGAATAGAAGTATAACACTAATTTATATATTATTTTATTATGGAAGAAAATCAAGAAATTGAAGAAGTTAAACAAGTGGAAGAAGTTAACGAGGTTAATGAAGAGAAATCAGAGGGACCAAAGTTTATGTCCGAAGGAGATGACTCTGTTATTAAAATAGATTTAACAAAACCACCAGTAACAAAAGAAGATGCCGATACAAAGCAAGAAGCAACAGACGTGGTTGCAGATGAACAAACCGAACCTATACAAGAAGTGGTTGAAGAAGTACCACAAGGGGAAGAGACCGTTCAAGTTGAAGAACCCGTTGCAGAATCTACAGAAGTAGAAGAAACTGTTAAAGAGCCTGAAGCCAACGCGGTTCCTGAGAATTTACAAAAGCTAGTAGATTTTATGGAAGAAACTGGAGGTACGGTACAAGATTTTGTAGAGCTAAATAGAGATTATAACGATATGGATAATCTAACGGCTTTACGAGAGTATTATAAAAAAACAAAACCACATTTAAGTGGTGATGAAATAGACTTTTTGATGGACGATCAGTTTTCTTATGAAGAAGACCTTGATGACGAAAAAGAAATCAAAAGGAAAAAGTTAGCGCTAAAAGAGCAAGTTGCCAGCGCCAAAGCCTACTTAGACGGGCAAAAGTCTAAATACTACGAGGAAATTAAAAGCGGATCTAAACTTCCAGATGAAGCGCAGAAAGCTATGGATTTCTTTAGTAGATATAACAAAGAATCTGAAGAAAAAGCTAAAATGGCTAATAAACAGAAATCTAGTTTTCTAAATAAAACCAACGAGGTTTTTAACGACGAGTTCAAAGGTTTTGAATACAATGTCGGTGAAAAGAAATATAGATTTAATGTTAAAAATTCAGGCGAAGTAAAACAAACGCAAAGCGACATTAATAACTTCATTAGAAAGTTTCATGATGAAAAAGGTGAAATGTCCGATGCTAAAGGCTATCATAAGTCTATGTTTACAGCCATGAATGCAGATGCCATTGCAAAGCATTTTTACGAACAAGGCAAAGCTGACGCTACTAAAGATAGTGTTGCTAAAGCTAAAAACGTTGACATGAAGCCTAGAGAGGCTCATAAAACAATTGAAGCTGGTGGTCTTAAGTTTAAAGTGTTGGGTGATAATTCTTCTGATTTTAAGTTTAAAATTAAAAAACGAAAATAATTTATTAACCCATTTAAAACTAATTAAAAATGGCAATTACAAGTGTACCCAATGGGGTAATTAAGCCTTCTCCAACGAAGGCAACTTTAGCTGAGTCTTATATAGACTTCGCTAACGCTGGCGCTTCAGACGGCTGGGCGCAGCAATTTTTACCAGACCTAATGGAAAAAGAAGCTGAAATTTTTGGAAACAGAACTATCGGTGGATTTTTATCTCAAGTAGGTGCTGAAGAATCTATGACTTCTGATCAAGTTGTTTGGTCTGAGCAAGGTAGATTACACTTATCATATACTAGTACTGCTTCTGGTGGTTCTGCTACTGAAGCTGATCTTACTTTAGGTGCTGATCAAGACGGTAACACTATCGCCGCAGGTAATCCTCACGGTATTAGAATTGGTGATATGGTTTTATTAAGTGATGGAACTACTTCTGTTACTGCTTATGTAACTGACTTAGGTGCTACTGCAGCTACTCAAATCGACGTTGCTACTTATACTGGTGCTAACATCCCAGCTAACTGTAACGTATTCGTATTTGGTTCTGAGTATGCTAAAGGTCAACAAGGTAGAGCTGAAGGTTTGACTCCAAACTTTAAGTCTTTTACTAACAAGCCAATTATCATCAAGGACAAATTTGAAATCAACGGATCTGATACTTCTGCTATCGGTTGGGTTGAAGTTTCTGGTGAAGATGGACAATCAGGTTATTTATGGTACCTAAAAGCTGAAGGCGATACTCGCGTTCGTTTTGCTGACTACCTAGAAATGGCTATGATTGAGTCGGAAAAAGCTACTGCTACAATCTCTGCTCACAGAGGTGGAAGTGTTAAGGGTACTGAAGGTTTATTCGCAGCTGTTAAAGCTCGTGGTAACCAAGCTTCAGGTATCTCTGGTGTTAACGCTGCTACTGATTTAGCTGAGTTTGATGCTATTCTAGCTGAGTTTGACAAAAACGGTGCTATCGAAGAAAACATGATGTTTGTTAATCGTTCAACTGCTTTAGCTATTGACGATATGCTAGCTTCTATGAATTCTTACGGTGCTGGTGGTACTTCTTACGGTGTATTTGACAACGATGAAGACATGGCGTTAAACTTAGGTTTTTCTGGTTTCCGTAGAGGTTCTTATGACTTCTATAAGTCTGACTGGAAATATCTTAACGATAAAGTAACAAGAGGATCTGTTTTAGACAACAGCGTTAGAGGAATCTTTATTCCTGCTGGTGTATCTTCTGTGTACGATGAAGTTTTAGGTAAAAACTTAAAGCGTCCATTCTTACACGTACGTTACCGTGCTTCTGAGACAGATAATCGTAGAATGAAGACTTGGACTACTGGTTCAGTTGGAGCTACTACTTCTGACTTAGATGCGATGGAAATGCACTACTTATCTGAAAGATGTTTAGTGGTACAAGGTGCTAATAACTTCATGTTATTATCATAACCATTTATTGCTACCTCACCTTCGGGAGGGGTAGTTTTTATTAATTTTTTATTTTATTTTATCATGGCTAAAAAGCAAACAAAAAAGGTTGATGTAGCACCTAAAGTAGAAGCTACAAATGAAATGCAACAAGTTGTTATTGAAAAAGAACCTGTTGTTAAAAAAAAGAACGAAAAAGTAAATACTTGGGAGTTTAAAGATAGAGTTTATAGACTTTCTAATAACGCTTCACCTTTAAGTTATTCTATCAAAGTATCAGATATATATTATTTTGATGAAGAAAAAGGTTACGAAAGAGAGTTAAAGCTTACGTCTAACCAAAGAACTGTTTTTGTAGATGAAATGGTTGGAGACCAAAGATTAGAGCATGTAATATTTAGAAATGGCATACTAGTAGTGCCAAAAGAAAAAGTTGTTTTACAAAAACTACTTTCTTTATACCACCCTCAAAGAGACAAATTGTTCTTTGAAGAAAAACCTGTCGAGCAAGCTATCAACGAGCTTGATATAATAGAACTTGAAATTGAAGCCTTAATGGTTGCTAGAGACATGGATATAGACATGGCTGAAGCTATCATGAGAGTAGAAGTAGGTTCTAAAGTATCTGAGATGAGTTCTAAGGAGCTTAAAAGAGATTTGATGGTATTTGCAAAGCGAAGACCTATGCTGTTCTTAGAATTAGCGCATGACGATAATGTTCACTTAAGAAACATTGGCATTAGAGCTAACGAGATGAAGATTATAAAGTTATCGCCAGATCAAAGAACTTTTTATTGGGCTTCTAACGATAGAAAACTAATGACAGTACCATTTGATGAGCATCCATATTCTGCTTTAGCCGCTTGGTTTAAAACAGATGAAGGTATGGAGGTTTACACAAGTATTGAGAAAAGATTAAATTAATCACCTAGTTGAGCAGCCACTCTTCGGGGTGGTTGCTAAACTAAAAATACATATAATGGCGGTAAATATAGACACAGTATATCAAAGAGTTTTGGCTATCGCCAACAAAGAGCAAAGAGGTTATGTAACACCTCAAGAATTCAATCTATTAGCTAATCAAGCTCAACTTCAAATATTTGAGCAATACTTTTATGAAGCTAGTAGACGATCTAGAACAGACGCCGATAAAGTTCCTAACACAGAACAGATGAATTCTAAAGGCGATGTTAAAGCATTGTTAGATGAAAAACTAGATATTTTTAAAACAGTATCAACTGTAACTACTGGTCATACTTTCCCTTCTAACTACACTATAGGCAAGGTTTGGGCTAATGGATATGAGGCTCAAAAAG